CTAAAAGATGTCTGTCCTGCTGTGGCTTGGTATATAAAGCGTGTTCTAACGCCTTGATTTGGTGCTTTTCCTATGTAGGGCATTTAGTTATCCTATTTTATTTGCGTCATCTCTTGCTTTACGGTTCTTGTAGTCACTTCGTGCAAGAATTAATTTAACAAAGTCAGCTTGGTTGCTTGGGATTGGGTCATTAAAAGAACTGTCGTTCATTAACTTATCTGTCCACTCTCGTTGCATCCTCTTCCAACAGTTGTTTATTTTTCCTGTCATTGCATCTTGCACCCATGTGTTTATATCAATCAAGTCATTATTCAATATAGACTGTTGAGTGTCATCGACCTCTATTGTTAGTGTAAGTTTTGCCATTTTTATCTCCTTTAAGATATGTTATTTCGCATAGGCATCAACAGGCTAAAAAGCCTGAAAAGTCTGAATGGGCATGTACGTCAACATCAGTGTGACCTCCGACTGGAGTTACAACAACTGTTGCTGTATCACTTGCATCCATATCAGCTAGACAAGATATACTATAACTGTGATTCCCATCTGAAGCAAAAGCATGGTCAGGTTCAATAAAACAACGATAGCTTCTATTACTTGTAACAATTTTTATTTCTATCTCATTAGATGCACTATCAATATTTGTTAAAAATATATTTGTATTTAATTGATATTTTCCAGTGACAGGAGCAGTAAATGTGTTAGATGCAAAGTCATTATTCTGGTCGTATACCTCAGAACCAAAAGCAACAGTATTTGGACTGCCCACTGTTAAATTCAATTGGTAACCAGAAGGTTTTACTAAAAAAGCAGATTGCAATGGCTTAGTTATGTGACCATTAGCGTCAAATACCATGTGTGATGTAGTGCCTAATGTTGAACCAAGACCCATTGTTAAGCTGTCTGTGCTATCATCCAGTCCTATGTGAAAGTCTTGGGCATTACCATCAAACACAATAGAGTTATCAGATGCTAAACCTCCCCCTAATGTAAGGGGATTGTCTATTGCACCACCTCTAACTTTAGTTAATGCCACTTCTTACTCCTAGCTTGGTTTAGTTGGAAAGGTTACACTACTCATGTCTAATCCACCATTACTATCTAGCTTTGGTTTTGCATCTTTTGTGATATCCCTTAGAGCTTGTCTGTAGGTTTTCCACTCATCTGTCATTGTAACGTCTGAATTTGCCATCCAGTCACTCTCTGACAGCATTTGTGTTCTTTTCTCCCTCAGAACTCGCATAGGCTCTGCATCCTCCAATTTCTTCTTCTCATCGCTGACTTGTTTCCAAGTAACTCCCCAATCCTTTGGGTCTGCACTCTCAATTGCTGAACCATTTTTATCTGCTCCAGTAACCTTGCGAAACATTTCATTGAATTCTTCAAAAGATTGTGGCTCTCCTCTAAGAACCCACTCTGTAACTCCTAAACTTGTTAATGCGTTTGCTATTGTTGTCATTGTTTTCTCCTTATCCTGCTATTTCCTGTAATATTATGTGAGATGTTCCAGTAGCACTCGTACCTAGATTTACACCTATTTCACTACCTTGACTACCATATGCCGCCATTTTTACGCTATACGTTGTAGAAGAAGTAGTGTTAGGACTGTCTAAAATCATATTAGTATATCTCATGTTTACTTCTGTTGAGCTTCCACCACTATCATAAGCACCAACTTCAAAAGTGCCTGATCCGTCAGTAGGAACTGAACCTTGAATTGCTGTAGAATCTCTTAAAATTTGAAAACTTCCGTTAGCATAATTAGTGTTGCCATCATATATTCTCATACTAAAATTGACTATGACAAGTATTTTACTACTTGCAAACTTTGGAGTTATTGCTAATGATGCTCCACTAATAGCTGTATAACTTGTTGCTGTAACTTTTGTTTGAGTTGAAAAAGAAGTATTTACAACTTGTAGTAAAGCACCTGCTGGCATAGCTACTGTTCCTGCTGTTGTCTTGCCCTGTATTGTGTCTACTGATAGTGTACTCATTGGGCAATCTCCATGAGGGTTAATGTAGTTCCTTGTCGAGCATCATCACTACTTCTTGTACCAAGATACAAAATACCAGAAGCGTTTACCTTCATTTGTAACTTGTAGGTGGTTGCTGATGTAGTAGCAGGACTATCTAAAAACTCAAAGTGTAACTGATGGAGTTGATCTGTGCCATTGTTGTATAAGGTTCTTGAAGATGTAAGACTTTGCACTGTTGAAGGAAGTCCAATATTTGTTGAATCTCTTACAATATTAAATAATGCAACTCTGGAGCTTGTGTCCATACCATATGCACCACTAAGAGTTACCAAAACTTTATTATTTACAGATTGTGGTGTTATTGTAAGAGTAACTCCAGTTACATCTGTGTAACTTGTTGAATTAGATTGATAATGGTCATCTAGTTTAGTCGTACTGAGTACTTGCACCACATACCTATTCGTACCTGCTGTCTGTCCTCGTAAGTTGTCTACTCTTAATGTACTCAAGATAATGCCTCATCATGTTCTTTAATTTTTTGTGCTATCCAATCATCAGTAGGTTTTGCAGTTTCAGTATCTTCCCAAACAAGAACATCATTTACAAATCTATACTTTGCATTTGGATACTCTTTTTTAAGAATCATATCAGGTGTTGCTTTCATATCATCTTTTGAAACTGGCTTTATTAAATCTTCCATCGAACCCATTATCCTATCCTCAAAAAAACAATTTTATTGCCATTATTTCTAACCCAATAATTACTACTTGTTCCATATTCTATGCAATACCATCTAATATAAAGTGTAGATGATGAACCTAATGTAAATGGTGCAAGTTGACTATGAGACACATCTAAATAAGAATTTGTTGAATTTCCCCACTTAGGAACAGTAGCATAATGATATCCATACTCCTCACCCCCTGCTTGACTTCCTAAATATAAAAAGGGCAAATAAATTCCAGTAGAATTAGAATTGCCATGATTTTCAAAAAAATTAGCCTGAAATTTAAGAAAAGGAATCCACGTTCCAGCCGCTAATGTATAAGTAAAGTCATAAGCTGTATTCACAGATTTGTTGGTACTATTACCATAATCGAATGTTGATGTTTCTAAAACTTTTAGTCCACCTACATTGAACTGTGTTCCTTGAACTGCACCAGTCGAAGTAATCGCACCACTTCCTAAAGTACCAGATACTGTTGTGTTTCCACTACTGTCAATAGTCTGAGCCGTAGTGCCATTCGTGTGCTTTATATTCTGTACTAGAAGGTTGCTCATATGATTGCTAGATTACCTCCTGAGTTTACTGTAATGGTTATGCCAGAAGATACTGTCAGAGGCCCTGTAGCTGTAGCATTCTCTGTAGCTTCTATTGTTGTATTCACATCTACTGTTTGTGAGTTTGTTCTAAACATACCACCATTTTTAAATGTTCCTTTGTTCTGTGTAGGTATCGTAATACTTGTATCTGTTGCACCAAGATAAATTACAAAGATATTTCCTGTGCCACTTGATGGTGCTTCTGAAAATGTCAAACTTGTTCCATTAGGAACTGTAAAAGAATCCACACTCTCCTGAATAACTCCATCTACACTGACAACAATGTCCTCTTGAGCAACTGTCTGATTTAAGGTAAATACTGTTGTTGATCCATCTCCATTGAATTCCTGAGTAGCAGGTCTTGATGAAAAACTAGAACCAATTTGATTTCCTACATATGGCATTATCTCTCCTATGTACTTATAGCATCAACTACAGATACCCAAACATCTGCACTACTTGCTGTATTACTTTTAATTTTCAAAGCATCTCCACTTATCATTACTAGCTTTGCACCTCCATCTAAAACTTGCAATGCTGATCCTGCTGGTATTGGTGTATCCTTTTGGAGATGAATATCGTTTGAACCATCATTAATGTAAACCTCTACAGTTATTTGTGAGCTTGTTACATTTGCAACATGAATGCCAACTATTGTATCATCTGAGTTTGCTGTCCTTAATGTAACAGCACTTGTTCCAACTGCATTTGCTGTATTTCTTTCAAAATCTTGTGCCATACTTTCTCCTTATAAAGCAACTGCCATAGCTATAGCAAATCCTGCTGTCACACCATCTCCTGATGCGTATGTTTTCAATGTTGAAGCAGTTACTTTTTTGTTTGTACCTCCTGCTCCATCATCCACAATAAACAAATCTGCATCTGCAAGAGTAGAAACAGAACTTCCTGCTCCATCAATATCAAGTGCTGATATTGCTACCTTGTTTGCTGTTGATATTGTACTTAACTTACTATCAGGGATACTCCCTGCAAGTTTTCCCTCTGCAATACTTCCTGCCAACATTGCGTTAGTGACTGATCCTGTGTCTCCTGTTCCCACCAATGTTCCTGTAGTAGAAGGAAAATCAATAAGTGCTTCTGTATGATTAATCTTGTTTGATCCAAGAACAACTGCATGATTTCCCATGAGAGCATGACTTGAACATTGATAATAAAGAATGCTTGGTGTGTCTTCTGTAACAACTATCTGTGTATATGCTCCAGAACTGCCAGGCGTTCCATTTGTTGTCACCCCTGTTGTATATGCTGTTGTTTTGTCAGCATCTAAATAAAATCTCAATGGATGACCACCATTTGATGAATCTGATTGATCAAACCTATAATAATATCCTGAATCAGAAGTTACGTTATCTACTCCATAAAATGTCAAAGCAGGAGATTGTAATCCATTAAGAACATACGCATTGCTACTTCCATCTCCCTGATATGGATGTCCTGATTTAGAAGCAACTGTAACTGTAAATGTGATAGGTGCTGATGAGCTTCCATATCTTCCTGCATGAGAGCTTGCTGAACTGAGAACAATATTTTCTAAATTCTTATCTTGTCCATCCAAGTCACCCCCTAATTGTGGTGTTGTATCCTCAACAACATTTCCAATTGCTGTTCCTGTTGCTAGTCCTGCTACAAGTGTGCTTCTTGTGATTCTTTTCAATCCACCTCCAGATGTATCAACAGCAAGGAAAACATCATCACTTGCAACTGTTGATATTTCACTCAATGATCCAACAGCTACTGAATTAAAGTTAGTACCATCTGCAATGAGAAGATTTCCTGCTGTATTTGTTCCCATAGTAATATCATCACCAGTAACAGTCAGATCTCCTGTAATTGTGCAGTTACCACTTGCATTCAGGGTTGTAAATGATCCTGCTCCTGCTGAACTCCCTCCTATAGTCACACCATCAATAGTTCCTCCATCAATATTCGCAGTTGTTACATCAATGGATGCTAGGATGTCTTGTTCTATTGCATTGTTTAATTCTGATCGTGTTATCTTCTTTGTAATGTTTGTGCTTGAATCAACAACAAGAAATAGATCATCACTTGCAGTAGTTGATCCAGTTATAGCTGTCATCTCTGATATTTTTTGTACTGGCATTAGCTAACTCTCCAATTTGCTTGCCCAGATGATCTTGCTAATTCTGTCAATCCCCAAACTAAAGCATCTAATCTATCAGGAGAAGAACCTCTCAATCCTGTATAGCTAGTCATTTGATCTTCCAGTTTTGACAATACACCAACATGGCAAACCTTTTTTTGTTCATACAATGCTGATATAGGCTCTGCCCTTACCATTTTTCCTCTAGTAGCATGGACAGATTTATAAGGCACTTGATTGTCAATACTTCTTAACAATCTTTCTACAAGATCACCACCATTGTTAGTCTCTGCTACAATCCTATCAGCTCCAAACTGATAAAAAAGATCAATGGCTTTTCTTGCCCAAGAATCTGCACTCAATTTACCAGAACTATCATCCAGAACATAATAGCGATTATTCTGGCATTTGCCAACAACTATTATTCCTGTTTCATCACTTGATTCATTTGCAGTCACAGCAGGATCAAGAGAAACAACAACTCTTTGCATCTCTGGTAGCTGTTCTTTGTTTATTCTACATGACTCTATCATTTCATAGTTCCATAGTGCACCCTCTAAAGAATCAAGCACTTCTGCATATAATTCTTGTCTACCTAATTGAGTTCCCTCATATCTCTCTCTCAACTGTGCAAGAGCAGATGGAGCAAGATTTGCCTCATTCTCAAATGTAGAACCCCTTGTGAGAATCACATCTCTGTCCTTTCTTTTTACTAAGTCTACTATGAGAGATGTAGGTCTAGGTGTTGTTGTAATGACACACTTAGGATTCGTTCCAAGTCTTAGACCAAACATTAACTGATCAAAAGCATCAGTATATCTCCAAGCGGCTAATTCATCACACCAAGCTCTGTGAAATTGAGCCCCCCTTAATCTGTCTGGTTCTATTGCCGCAAATCCCTGAATCTTTGATCCATTGAACAAATGAATCTCAAAAGTAGATCTATTAAAGGATTTTCTATTACCATTATGATAACAAGCATCTGGAATGCAGGATAGTAACCCACTGATCCCCTCAAAGCATACTCTTCTTAGATCTCCCCCTGTTGGAGCAATAACTGCACAAAGACTGTTTGGGTGGTGTAAAGCATAATGAATTATATCTTCTGCACCTGTTCTAGTCTTTCCCCATCCTCTTCCTGCAAGAATTAACCATATTGCCCATTGTCCTTTGGGTGTTCTCTGATTTAGTCTGCTGTTTTTAGTGTACCAATCAATGTATGATTTGTGAGCTATCTTTGTTTGGTGAGAAAAGTTCTTGGATAGTTTCGTAAGCTTCGTGTAGCTCTCTTGAAATTGTTTCTGTGTTAGTTGTGATGTTGGCATTCTCAGTTGATTCTCCAAAAGCTAATCTCCCTACTTTCTGTGCTTTCTCCAATGCCATAGAAAGGCTATTGATTTCTGATGCTTTCAATAAATCAATTGGATCAGTTTGTCTAAGGGTCAACTGTCTTTTTGGATCAAGCTGTTTTCTTTGTCGTAACTCTTGAGCCTTTTGATTATCTTCAGTCAGAACATTCGCAATGGTTGCTTGAAGAGATCGTGCAAGACGTAAGCTATCTAAATCAAATTGAACTGATTGATTTATAATCTCTTTACGTTTCTTGCTATCTGAATCTTGAATCATCTTAGTTTCAAATATTGCTCTTTCATCTTTCCAGTTTTCTAACTTTGACTTTCTATGGATCGTATTCCAATGAATGCCATTAGCTTTTGCTAGGGTTTCTAATGATGGATAAGTTCTTTGCCCTTGTTCATTCTCAGATCCTTGAACATAAGCATTTCGTATCTCAATCCACTTTTCTGCTGAAATTTTATTTTTTTTGCGTTGAACCATGTTATTATACTAAAAATCCTTAATGGAGCGTTAAATGTATATACACAATAAAAACCACAAATTGACAGAAAATCAAGTACAAAGGTTTATAAAGTCTTGTCCACCATCAATTGATCCACAAGAATTTATGGCATTAGTCTGTCTAATGCTTGATTTATATGACTTTGATAATCTTCTGATCTCTGACATGATGGGTGCCATATCAAGAGAACTAAAGAAGCATAAAGATGAGCAATTCAAACCATCACAGAAAATATCTGTCCATTAAACCCACACATTTTCCACATATTTTCCACACTTGATAAAAGAGTTATTTAAAACCCTTTTGATTGTTATTATCTTTTATCTTTGCTACGAATGGGTTTTCTAAAAATTTCAGATCATGTTCAAGTATTTCTTTATGAAGTCCATTGATACTATCAATCTGTTTTTTGTTTTTACGATATTGTATCCAAGCACTTATAGATAATTTTAGTTTTTCAATCCATTGTTTCACTATATAACCTCCATACGTTTTTATCTCTTTTTCGCCAATTGTATGATTTCATTGAGTCCTGCATAATTCTTTCAGCAGTTGGAGTCCATACTAGAGCAGTTTGTCTAGCATATATCCATGCCCATAGTTCTTGTCCAATTCTATCAAGGTCTTGATTATCTCCAATGATATGACCAATCTCATGGAGAGCAGAAACATAGTAACCAGTATTTTTTGTTGGTCTTATCTGAATTTCTCTCTTGTTTGGATTTGCCCAATATCTTGGTTCTACTTCATCCATGCTTTGGTATCGTACTTTGATGTCATTTAAAGCACAAATTTCTTGAACATGAAGTGCCATATCAATTCTACGAATCATCTTCTACTCTCTCTAATTTTCCCTCTTTTACTTTGTAAGCAGGAAAGACATCTTTTTTTAGAAATCCTTGAAATGCTTTTTCGCCAAATGATATTCGTTCTTTTATTTTATCAATAGATTCTTTTGGAGCAATTGATTCGCCTTTAGAATTTACCCCAAGTACCAATCCCTTATTGACAAGTGCTTGTTTACCCCAATCAGTTTCAATAATCCAAGGGCATTTAAATTCTGCATATAAACCATTATCGTCAATAAAAATACCATCTTCTAATTTATTGAAGGTAAGAACATCAAAGGTATGAGCTCCAATCAGCTTATTAATATTCTTGTAATGATGAGCAAAGTTTTTTGCTTCTACAGTCTGCTTCCATGGGTCAATCAGTATGCCTGTAACAAGTCTAGTAGTATTCATTTTTTTTCCTAACTGTTTGTTTTTATTAGGTTTAGACTAGGTTAATAAAACTGGATTGTCAATATACAAACAAAAAAAAAGTAAAAAAAAGTAAAAAAAGTGCATTTTTATTGTGTTTACCTGTTGACACAATGATAAAAATACTGTACTTTACTTATATAAGGATAAAAGAAAAGGAAAAAAACAAAATGACAATCTCAATAGAAAATCTAACTTTTGGAATTGAATCAGAATATGTAAATGTAAGAAACAGCGAACTTGTTGATTATGTCAACAATGTTGGATCTTATCCAATAAGATTGGAATCGTATGGACATTCTGTTCCCTCTCAATGGAAAGTTACAACAGATCAAACTGTTTCTTCAAATTATGATTTCAGAACTGGAGATGGAGATGGAGGAGAGATTGTTTCCCCTATACTTCATGGATCAAATGGATTGAAAGAAGCATACGAAATGTTCAAAGTAATTCATCAGAAAATAGATAACAACATCAACAGAAATTGCGGACTTCATATTCACATTGGAAAAAATGGAGGATGGACAGCAGAAGAATTGAAAAAGATCAATAAAAGATTTATTGAAAATGAACATTTGATTGATGAATTTTTGCCAAGATCCAGAAGAGGAAATTCAAACAGATGGTGCCAATCAAATGCAACAATGAACAGATTTAATTCTTGGCTAGAAAGATATCAAGGAAATAGCACACATGATATCTGGAGAAACACAAGAACCAGATATGTAAAATTAAATTTCCAACCAATATCCAGACAAGGAACAATTGAATTCAGACATCATTCAGGTACAACAGATCCAAAGAAAATTATCAACTGGATCAAATTTCTTGTTGGATTTATTCAAGCATCATTGACAACAACCACTTTTGATCTTTCTTCAATTCGACCAACAGATACAAGAGTATTCTCTGACATCAGAAATTATCTTGAAACAAACAACTGGAATTTGAAAGTAAGAAGATGGAATTGGGATTTTATCGACCCTAATGGAAATGTTGTTGAAACATTACATTATCAAGACATTCTAAATTTTTACGATAACAGAACAGATAGATTTAATAGATTGGGTCGACCAACAAGAAACATCAGATTGAATTCCAGATTTGCTGATTTTCTTTCAAGAATTGGATTGAACTCAAATCTTGAAACAGATACTGGAATTTACTTCAAACAAGAACAAGAAACAATTGATTACTTAGAAACAAGAAAAGGAGAACTTTCATAATGTTATATATTGCTTATGGATCAAACATGAATAAAAACCAAATGCGAATCAGATGCCCAAAGGCAAAACCAATGGGAGCATACTTTCTTGATGGATGGCGCCTTGTGTTCAGAGGAGTTGCTGACATGATAAGAGATGAAAATGCAAAGACACCAATTGCTCTTTGGGATATAACCAAAGATTGTGAGAGAGCATTAGATAGATATGAGGGAGTACCTACCTTGTATTCAAAGGTAAAATTAAAAAAAGGAAATGATGTTTATCTAACCTATCTTATGAATGCGAATACTTATGCCCTTCCATTCAAACCATATTATGATGGAATTGCTGATGGATATTATCATTTCTTCAAAGACAAATACGAAAAAGCATTACCTTATCTTGAAGATGCCTTATCTTATACGGAACAATCTAAACCAGATGGATTTGGAGGTCATTACCCTAAAAGATTTGCAGGACAACCAATCAAGTATTCTCAGTAGATTTTTGTAGAAGTAACTGATTTTTTGTCATCCAAGATTTTGAATATTCTGTATTGGCAAACAATTTTGAAAATCCAGTAATATGCTTGAGTCTAACTATTTCATCTGCCTCCATACCAAGATGATTACATATCATGGCATCATCCCAACCATTCTCGAGCATTTCAAAAACCATGTTGGACATTCCCTTTATAGAATGTGAACCCCTTGCCCTGTTATGTCTTACAGTTGATGCCATTCTTTCATTCATTGTCTTTTCCAGTACGACAATTGGTAATTTACCATCAGTAGACTCAAGTATGTCTGAGTTATTTTTGCCAACAAAATACCTATGGAAACCATCAATGATAACGTATTTATCCAGATCTTTGTCATAAATAGTTACGATGGGTTGGGTATAACCATCTTCTTTAATACTGACATACAGCAACCTCATCTCTGTGCTAGCAACTGCATTTGGATTGTAGTCATTTGCTTGTATCTTTTCTATTGGTACCCAAAGAACTTTATTGATTGGATGTTTTTCAACTGACATTGTAAGCCTCATCTGGTATATATTTGCCATAAGATCTTGGTTGCTTGAGATGTTTTTTCTTACCTCTTTTATATTCGATATAACGAATGATAAAAGGATTTGAAGTCCATGTTTCCAACTTTGTGAAGTCAATATCATTTGCTAATACTGTATTGCATTGTCGTTTATATAAATCTTCCTTGTGAAGCATATCATCAAAATCCTTATCCATTTTTGAAAACTTCTTTCTGAATATCTCTTTGTGTTCATCATATGCAGTTAGGTGCTCAATCAAATAATCTCTATACTCAATCCAATCATTAAACATGGGTGGCAACACTTTGATTTGGAACATATCACTTTTAGATAAATGACGAGTCTGATTTATTCCCTTTAATCGCATAACCAATTTATCCCAAGTATCGCCCTCTAGTTCTTGCAGATAAAATAAAGCATGGGTTGCTGTTTCGTGATGCAGATTTGATACTCTCATTTGTTTCAATGGTATGCCTTTCTTGTAAAACTCATCATATACTTTACAATAACTCCAATTGTTATCATGTATTGCTTTCCAGACATCTTGAATAGACCAATCATAAATGGGGTAAAAATTATATTGATCAGTATGCTTCTTGGCACCCCAAGTGATATGTTTGTAGGTAACACCACTTCCTAATCCAGTTAATCGTGCAGGACTTTCTTCTGCTCTCATGCCAACAATATAACAGGCTTTTTGCTTTGGAAAATAATGCCTCAGTATGTTTGCCCATATTGGATGGAATCTTTCAGTGCCAAATTTATTTTCTTTTATAGAAAAACTTTCTTTGGGTCGCATCCAATCAGCACCTTCTTCCCAACATTTCAGAAATGGTTCGCCAATTGATGTAGCATTTTTAAGAACAATAGGACATTGAACCCAATAAGGCTCAACATCTGGATCTGTCATTATCTCTCGTACATGATCAACTACAGATTGCCATTCTGCTTCTTGATCTAAAAACAAAACTTTTAGAGGTAATTTATTTTTTTCTTTTGCAACGATCTTACAAAGATTAAAAACAACTGTGCTATCCTTACCACCTGACACACAAACCATGATGTTTTCAAACTCGTCAAAAAGATACCTGGTTCTTTCAAGTGCCGCTTCAAAAACATTTTCCTCTAAAAATATTCTCACAAACCATTCCTCGCATAATCAAAGCATAAATCTAAGCATTTTTGCATTTCAATAGGTTCATGAGCATCAATTGAAATAGCAAGATTCCAAATAGCTGTGTCATTTGTAGTATATACTTGATGGGGAGAATGCGTATCTAAAATATACCAGAGTCCTCTTTTCATATTCAAAGTTTTTCTTTTTTCTCCCTTTGGAAATTGTGGATAGTCCTCTGGCAAACCTCCACATTCAATGCCATCATCAACTCTAATCTTAAAATGATGACTGTATCTTGGATATAAAGGATCAGTATGCAATGGAGCAACTCTCCTTTTCTTGAAACCAAGACAAATCCAATGTGGATCAAGAACTCCATGATTTCCTTTTTTTCTACCCCAAGTTCTTATATTTCTTCCTTTCATTACTCTATCCATATCTTCATCAGTTGGATTTAGAAAAGCATCTGGCAGATCTAAAAATTTATGATCAACAACTGGATTAATCGACATTATGTCAGTAAATTCATGATTTTTTTTAAAGTCCATTTTTACCCCTTAAAAGTTTTGCTTATTCTTTTGGATGATCTTCTTTTATCAATAGCACTCTTACCAATCCTATGATCTACTAGATTAGGGATAACGATCCAATATTTTTGTTGTAATTTCTTTTTCAAGTAACTCCTCACAAGTAAATCTGAAGCAGATGTTGGCATGTTGCCTTCATAATTGTTTGGTACCCAATAATCTCTGTGCCAATCAATAATAGCATTTGCATGATTTTTTGGAATATAAAAACAAAGATTTGCTATAAAATTATTATCCCATCTACTTCCAATGGTTAAATCATCATTTCTCATAGAATAAAAATTTATAAAATATTCTGGTCTTAAATCTATTTGCTCCTGAACTCTTGCTTCAAAATTTTCGCATAATATAATATCTTCCTGCATCAGCAGACCACAATTATTATCCAGAGTTTTTAATGCTTTCAGGAATGAATTAAAAATTGATGAAAAAACACAAGTTTTAATTAGTGGATCAGGTAGTGACATCTT